TCAGTCGTGCAGGTGTTCCGCTGCATGCAGCGTATTCTCCAGCAGGCAAGCGCGGGTCATCGGGCCTACGCCGCCCGGGACCGGAGTGATCCAGGCAGCGCGTTCGCTGGCTGGCCCGAACTCCACATCACCCAGCAAACGCCCGTCGGCTTGGCGGTTGATGCCCACGTCGATGACGATCGCGCCGGGCTTGATCCACTCGCCCTTGACCAGCCCAGTGATGCCGGTGGCGACCACTACCAGGTCGGCACGCTGTACATGCTCGGCCAGATTGCGGGTGAAGCGGTGAGTCACGGTAGTGGTGCAGCCGGCGAGCAGCAGTTCCAGCGCCATCGGCCGGCCGACGATATTGGAGGCGCCCACGACTACGGCGTCCAGGCCGTGCAGGTCGACCCCTGTGCTTTCCAGCAGCGTCATGATCCCTTTTGGGGTGCAAGGGCGCAGCAGCGGCATGCGTTGGGCCAGGCGGCCAACGTTGTAGGGGTGAAATCCATCCACGTCCTTGTCCGGACGAATGCGCTCGAGCAATTGCGACGCATCGAGGTGCTTGGGTAGCGGCAGCTGCACGAGAATGCCATCGATGGAGGCATCGTCATTGAGCTGATCGATCAGGGCGAGCAGGTCCTCTTGGCGTGTATCGCTCGGCAGGTCATGGGCGACCGAGTTGAAACCCACCTCCTCGCAATCCTTGCGCTTGTGCGCTACATAGACCTGGGAGGCGGGGTCGCTGCCTACCAGGATCACGGCAAGGCCGGGAGCGCGAAGCCCTTGAGCGCGGCGTTCGGCAACACGACCGGAGATCTGTTGGCGAATGTTGGCAGCAATCGTTTTACCGTCGATCAGTTTTGCGGTCATGACGCTTGGTTAACCATTGGAGAGGACTTGGAAAGGGCGCGTATTCTCGCATGTCGTGGCGATGTGGCAAAGGCGAAGCAGCGACCGGCACCTGTAACTCCTTTATCTAACTGAAATTTTTTTAAATTTGCTGTTGACGACTGTTTGGAGCCTCTATAACATTCGCCCCGCTTGTCGAGCACAGCCTGCTGCTGGGTAAGATGGCTTTCGAAGGGGGAAACTTCTTCAATAGCCGGAGCTTCAAGTCTGCGCTCCGAACAGAATGCAGATAAAGCGCCCGTAGCTCAGCTGGATAGAGCATCCGCCTTCTAAGCGGATGGTCGCAGGTTCGAGTCCTGCCGGGTGCGCCATTACGGGCTCTGGCACAAGCAAATGCAATATGGTGGGCGTAGCTCAGTTGGTAGAGCACAGGATTGTGGCTCCTGGTGTCGAGGGTTCGATCCCCTTCGTCCACCCCATATTCCCGAAAACGCCAGGCGCTGCCTGGCGTTTTCGTTTAGGCCCTGCTTGCGGACGTGGTGAAATTGGTAGACACACCAGATTTAGGTTCTGGCGCCGTAAGGTGTGAGAGTTCGAGTCTCTCCGTCCGCACCATGTAATAAGCTGAAAGCCCCGGATTCCGGGGCTTTCGCGTTTCTGGGGTAGCGTGAATGTGGGTGTGATCGTTCCCAGCGTGTTCCCAGCAATAACAAGTGTGCGGCACTGAGAGCCCCATCCCGTGCGATTCACCGCGTTTTATCTTGACCCATCGAAAACGGGTAATTTTGGTAATCGATCCTCTGGAACGGACGTAAAGCCTTCAGAATCATAGCCTTACAGAGCTTTGTTAAACGTAATAATAGGGTAATAAACAGGTAATCGAATTACCTAAAACACTGGTAAGTAGGCCGAAACCTAGAGGCCTTTAAAATCAGGCACTTGCAAAAAAATTACCTTTTGCCTTACCTCAAATTACCTTTCTAGGTAATTGCTCCAGCCCAGTAAATACGCAGCCTCCAGCCGTTTCGAAACCACACCTTACCGAAATTACCCATTTCCGAATTCGGCTCTGAAATTGGGGCGCCGTAGGGCTTCGCTATGGGACGTACCTTTGCAGGTATCCGCAGGTATTCCTCTCGCCGCGATCATGCTGCCAGCGCAAGCGTTGGGCCGTTCGCGGCAGGGTGCGGGGGTGCAGTGAAAGCGACCTATTTAGCCCACAGGTGTGGTGGGGGGACAACGGCGCGCGCCGACCCAGGTTTGGTCTGGCCGATTCACCTCTGCTGATTCAGAATGAGCTCTTGTAGTGGCAAGACACACGGAGAGAGTCGATTATGAAAGTGAGCCGCGAAGCCGTTGAAGGTCAGAAAGCGACGATCCGTATGGATCTCCGGGAGCTTTTAGGCGAGGGGGGGCCAGCATCGCGGCGTTACAGCGTAGAGGAAGCGCAAGCGATATTTGCGTCTATAAGCACCCGCGTAGAGTGCCTCAATGAGCTTGGCCTGCTGACCGGGCCAGAAGCTGACTCGTTCACCGCAAGGGCGCGCGATGGTCTCGATCGGCATGTTGCCCTTGATGATTTGGAGTCCGATGAATGAAACGAGATATGGACCTGGTCCGTGCTCTGCTGCTCAAGCTCGAAGATTTGGAGCAGGGTGCCGGCGGGATCTACTTGTATGAATACTCTGAGCTGATCGTTGATGGTTACACCGAGGATCAGGTGGTATACCACCTAGACCTGCTGGTTGAAGCCGGCCTGATCGACCAGGGCGGTAACGGCGCGCTCAGCGAATTCATGTTCAGGCGCCTCACATGGGAAGGGCATGATTTCGCTGACTCGGTTAGGAGTGAAGAGATATGGCAGCGAGCCCGCAAGGGCGCGCTGGCTGCTGGCGGGTTTAGCATCGAACTCATCGGTGACCTGGCCAAGGGCTTCATCCGCAAGAAAGCTGCAGAACTCACCGGCATCGAATTGTAAAAAGAGCCGCCTCGAGGGCGGCTTCGGCACAGCGGCGATTCTTCAGTTCTTAGTGGGCAGCTCGAACGGCTTGAACCGCACCACCTCTTCCCCAATCCACTCATTCACCTGAGCCAGCCTTGCCTGGATCGGCTCCTGCTCGTTGACCGCCCACACCTCGGCCGCTTCCCTCAGCGAGCCGAACCCCCCAGCGTTCTGCGGCACGATGCCCATCAGCTGTGGCGGGATCCGGAGCGCGGCCAGTAGATCGTCGCGGCTGATGTTCTTGATCGAGCCGAACTCATCCTTCGCCGCCACCTCGCTCACCGGCAGCAGCTGGATGCCGTCCTTCTTACCACCCGGTGCGTACATGAACAGGTTGCGGAAGTTGCCCGGCCCCTTGGCCGATTTCAGCGCGGTGCGTAGGGCGTCGACGTCCTCTTCCTTCTGCGCCGCGTCGGTCATGTACATGATGAAACCGGCATGGCTGCCGTTCTGGTAGTAGCGGCGGCGGAAGAGGGTGGCCGACTCATTCAGTAGCGCTGACTGCAGCGCCGGCAGCCACTCCGGCAACCCGTACACCTCCTGGTTGATATCCGCCTCGCGCAGATGGCAGATCGTCCCGGGCTTGAACTCATGCTCATCGCGCCAGCCGCGCACCTGGTAGTAGGTTTCCAAGTCGGCCCCGCGGCGCATGTACTTCGCCAGCGTCGGCTGCAGGCTCAGCGGCTGGCCGAGCATGTTCTGCCGCCGCTCCAGGTACGCATTGCCACACCACAACCAGTCCAGGGCGAACTGTCCGAACGCCTGCCGGCTCAGCAGGCGATGCGGGATAAAGGTGCGCTCGAGCATGTTGCGCTTGAAGTTCAGCCCGCTCTGCAGGAACACGCTCGCCCTGGTCGATTTCGCCAGCCCATCCAGCGACAGCGGCGGCTCGTACCAGCGGCCATTCAGCCAGCATTCCAGATAGTCGAGCAGCTCGCGTCCGTCGAGCACCGGCATCGGGTCGCCAAAGGTGAAAGCCTCAATACCGGGAGCAGGGGCGGCGGCAATGTCAGTGGTCATCAGTAGATCTCCATAAAGCTGGTGTTCTGGGCGGTCATGCCCTCGAGCGGCTCGTTGTGCAGAGCATGGAACAGCGCCCAGGCCAGATCGGCGTGGCCGGTTTCATCGGTGCGGCCAGCGGTGTAGGTCATCTGCCTACCGCTGGCCGTGGTGGTCTTGCGGATCGCCATCAGCGAGGAGGCGAGGTCCGTCCAGCCGGCGTCGAATTCGAGCCGACCCTTGTGAATCACGTCGTAGGCTTTCAGCACCAGGCGGGTCTTCACCTCCGGCGAGTAGCTGAAGGTGGTCAGGTTCGGGAAGAACTGCTTCACCAGCTGCGCCACGCCTGAGCCCATGCCCGTCATGTCGATACCGATGTAGGTCACCCAATAGCGCAGCGTCACCCGGCGGATCGCTTCGGCCTGGGCGGCGAAGTCCATCCCGCGGAACTGATGCCGCTCGAGCACGCGGAACTTGCCGCCCGGTACCAGCGGCGGCGCCGCCACGATCAGGCCCGCGCTATCGCCCGTCTCGGCTGGGTCATAGCCCACCCACACCTGGCGATCGCCAAAGGGCCGATCGGCGAACGGCTTGTAGTCCTCGTTCCACTCGATCCAGCTATCCACCATGCACGGCTGCAGCACCGCCAGCGGGAAGATCGAGGCGCCATCGTCGACGAACTGGCACATCAGCAGGTTCGCGTAGGCCTCGGCGCTGTACTCCAGGCGCAGCTCCTCGATGTCGAACAGATCGCAGCCGCGCTGCTCGGCATCCAGGATGGTCACGATCTGCCGCCAGATCCGGTCCTCGCAAAGCCGCCCCTGCTGCAGCGCGTCATGCGAAACATCGATGCTGATCCGCTGCGCCGCCGGCTTGCCTTTGTTGAAGCGCTCACCCGTCCAGAACGAATAGGCCTCATGCGCCATCGAGGAGGGCGTCGAGAAATAGGTGCGGCGGTATTGCTTCTGCATCGCCATGCCGCTGGCGACCTTGTTCAGCTCGTTGAACTTGAACGTCCAGAAGAACTCGTCGAAGTAGAAATTGCCGTGGTAGCCCTGCGCCGTCCGCGCGTTGGTGCCGAGGAAGTGCAGCTCCGCGCCGTTGCTCAGAATGATCGGGTCGCCGGTCAGCTCCACCTGGCACACCTCACGGGCGAACGCCTGGATGTACGCCTTGAAGATGTGCGCCTGATTCTTCGATGCAGACAGGAAGATCTGATTGCGCCCCGTCACCAGCGCATCGAGCAGCGCCTCCCGGGCGAAGTAGAACGTCGCGCCGATCTGCCGGCTCTTGAGAATCGCCCGCGTCCGCTGATTGCCTGCCCGGTACCAGTCCAGCTGATAGCCGAAGCACCCATCGCGGAACGCCTCCTCGAGCTGCTCGACGTGCTCCTCGGCGAACTCGTTGCGCTTCGGCGCCTTCTTCGGCCCGGCGTTGCGCTTGTCCAGGTTCGGATTGAGCTCCGCCTCGGTGCCGCCGCCCTTGAATCGCTCGATTCGCGCCTGCCGCTCCAGCTGGCGATGCAGCAGGTCAATTTCCTTGAAGTCGCCGCCCGTTTTGCCGTCCTTCAGGATCAGCTGCACAAGGCGGGCCTCCAGCGCGCCGCCGATGCGCTCGACGTTGTCCGCCCGGTCCCATTCGTCCCGGGCCTTCCAGCTGTGGACAGTCTTTTCTTTCTCGCCCAGGTAGTCGGCGATATCCGTGATGCGCCAACCCGTCCAGTACAAAAACTTGGCCTGGCGGCGGTTGTCGCGTTGAGCGGGGAGTTCGGCGGGTGCATTCATGGCGCCGATGCTGCCGCTCACGCGCGCGAGCCGTTACTCCGGCGCCCTGTATGTCCAGCCAGTACAGGGTGCGCGAATTGCCCGCAGTGCGCGGGCTGCCGACCATGCCCTCACAGCAACTGCACCCAGCAGCTACCGACTGAGGACAGACCGCATGGCCGGCACCACCACCCCCGCCAAGAAATTCCGCTCCAAGTGGACCCGCATCGCCGTCGAAGGTGCGACCACCGATGGCCGCACCATCGAGCGCAGCTGGATTGAAGACATCGCAGCCCAATACAACCCGGCCACCTACGGCGCCCGCATCAACTGCGAGCACATCAAGGGCATCGCCCCGGACACCCCGTTCGGCGCCTACGGCGACGTGATTGCGGTCAAGGCCGAAGAGGTCGAGCTCAACGGCGAGAAGAAGCTCGCGCTATATGCGCAGATCGAACCCAACGACGCGCTGCTGGCCCTGAACAAGAAGCGCCAGAAGGTCTACACCTCCATCGAGGTGCAGCCCAAGTTCGCAGACACCGGCAAGGCCTACCTCATCGGCCTGGCCATCACCGACAGCCCCGCCAGCCTGGGCACCGAAGCGCTCGAATTCAGCGCCAAGCACGGCACCCTGGCCAACCGCAAACAGCATCCGGACAACCTGTTCACCGCCGCCGAGCCGGCTGAGCTGGAGTTCGAAGAAGTCACCGACCAGCCCGGCGCCTTCAAGGACTTGGCCGCCCGCGTCAAGGCGCTGTTCTCCAAGGGCAAGGAAACCGAGGGCCAATTCAGCGCGCTGGGCGAGGCCGTCACCTCCCTGGTCGATTTCGCCGAAAAGCAGCAGGCCAGCCTCGAAGCGTTCCGCACCGAGTCCAGCGCGCTGGGCGAGAAGGTCACCAAGCTCGAGGAAACCGTGGCGGATCTGACCACCAAGCTCGGCCAGACCCAGGACCACAACCAGCAGCAGCGCCCGCCGGTTCCCGGCAACAGCCAGCAAGTCCTCACCCAATACTGACCGACGCCGGAGCACCCCATGCGTAACGAAACCCGCAAACTGTTCAACGGCTACCTGCAGCAGGTGGCCAAGCTCAACGGCGTGGACAACGCCACCGAGAAATTCAACGTCACCCCGACCGTGCAGCAGAAGCTGGAAACCGCCATCCAGGAAGCCAGCGGCCTGCTCAAGAGCATCAACATCATCGGCGTCGAGCAGCAGGAAGGCGAAGCGCTGCTGCTGGGCGTCAACGGTCCGATCGCCAGCCGCACCAACACCAAGTCCGGTGGCCGACGCAATCCGGCTGACCGCAGCGACCTGAGCAAGGACACCTACACCTGCAAGCAGACCAACTTCGACAGCGCGTTCCCGTATGCGCTGATCGATGCCTGGGCCAAGTTCCCCGACTTCCAGGTGCGCCTGTCCGGCTCCATCACCGAGCGCCAAGCGCTCGATCGGATCATGATCGGCTTCAACGGCACCAGTGCCGCTGCCACCTCCGACATCGCCGCCAACCCGCTGCTGCAGGACGTCAACATCGGCTGGCTGCAGAAGATCCGCACCGGCGCGGCTGACCGCGTGCTCGACGAAGTCGTCGACGCATCCGGCAAAGTGACCGTGGGCGCCACTGGCGACTACAAGACCCTCGACGGCGTGGTGTTCGACGCCGTGCAGATGCTCGACCCATGGCACCGCAGCCACCCCAACCTGGTGGTCATGGTTTCCCGCGACCTGCTGCACGACAAGCTCCTCGCCGCAGTTGAGAAGGGTGCCGCTTCCAACCAGGAAGAGAACGCCGCCGACCAGATCGTCACCAAGGCCCGCCTCGGTGGCCTGCCGATCGTCGACGCGCCGTTTTTCCCGGCCGGTACCGTGCTGGTTACCACGTTGAGCAATCTCTCCATCTACTTCCAGGAAGGCGCACGCCGCCGTCATGTGAAGGACGAACCGGAATACGACCGCATCGCCGACTACCAGTCGAGCAACGATGCCTACGTGATCGAGGACTTCGGTCTGGTCGCCCTGGTCGAAAACATCGAGGCGGTGTAAGCCATGCTCAGCCCAGCCCAACGCAACCAGCTGCGCAAACGCGCAGCCCTGCAGGCAGCTGAGGTAGCCCCGGCCATGTCGATGGCCGGCGCCACTGCCTACGAACAGCAGCTGCTGCAACTCAACCAGGATCGGCTGCGCCTCAAGCAGGTGCAGTCGGAGCAGGGCAAGGCTGAGCTCAAGCGTTTGCTCATCCCGGCCTATCAGCCCTACATCGAAGGCGTACTGTCCGCCGGCAACGGCGCCCAGGACGATGTGCTCACCACGCTGATGGTTTGGTGCATCGATGCCGGCGAGTTTGCCGACGCGCTGACCATCGGTGCCTACGTGCTCAAGCACAACCTGAAGATGCCCGACCGATTCGACCGGACCACTGGATGCCTTTTGGCCGAAGAGATCGCCAACGCGGCGCTCAAGGTGCAGAAGGCCGACGGTGAGTTCCCGCTGTTCGTGCTCGAGCAGGCGCTGACCATCACAGACCCGCACGACATGCCCGACCAGGTACGCGCCAAGCTGTCGCTGGCCACTGGCAAGGCGATGCTCAGCAAAGTCGACGAACAACAGCTCGACGGCGAACTGCTGGAGCAGGCCAAGGCGCAACTGACCAAGGCCATCGACCTGCACAGCAACTGCGGCGGCAAAAAAGATCTGGAGCGCGTCGTGCGGCTCCTGAAGAAACACGCGGAAAGCACGCCAACCGGTACCGGCGAGCCTTCGGTCGATGAGAACGCCAACCCCGACCAGGGCACTGGCGATCAATCCGACTCGGGCGAGCAGGGCAACGACACCGGAACCGGCAAGCCACCCGCTAACTGAGCGTCCCCCACGCACTCGGCGGCTCGGGGCTGATCGACCGGCTTTCTCCTTGGCCTTGTCGTGAAGCCCCGACCACCGCCGAACCAGGGCAAGAACATGAGCGCATTCATCGCAGCAGGCGGCAACGCCACGTCGTACCCCATCACCAACGATGGCTGGTTTCCGGACCTGGACGGCCAGCACCTGCGCGACTCCCTGCGCCTGGACGGCAGCATTACCGATGCCCGTCTCGAAACCGCAGCCGTCAACGCGATGATTGAGATCAACCGCGAACTCAAAGCCTGGAAGGCCCAGCAGCTCGCTGCCGGCAACGCCAGCCTGGCCGACGTTCCGGCAGATCAGATCCAGGGCGAAAGCCAGCTGCTGCACCTCTACCGCCGCGCCATCTACTGCAGCGCGGGCGCCGAGCTGGCCGAGCGCATGCGCGACTACAGCGCCACCGGCGACGGTGCCGAACGCGCCGAAGCCCTGACCCCGACCGCCGACGAATACCGCCGCGACGCCCGCTGGGCGCTGCGCAGCATCCTCGGCCGCGTGCACACCACCGTGGAACTCATCTGATGGCCAGCCTGCGCGCCCAGCAGGGCGACACCGTCGATGCCATTTGCTGGCGGCACTACGGGCGCACCGCCGGCGTGGTCGAGCAGGTGCTCGATGCAAACCCCGGCCTGGCCGACCTCGGCCCGGTCATCCCACACGGCACGCAGGTTCTGCTGCCGGAACAGGCCGTGCGCGCCGAACAACGCCAAATGGTGAACCTATGGGACTGATCTACCTCGCCCTCTACAAGGGCCGCGGCACGCTGTTTAACCGACTGATCCGTCTCTGGACGCGCTCCAAGTACAGCCACTGCGAGCTGGTCCTGCCCGATGGCCGCTGGCTTTCCGCCTCGGCGATGGACGGCGGCGTGCGCGCCAAGCACATCGAGCTCAACCTCGAGCACTGGGACCTGATCCCGCTGCCCTGGGCGGACTATAGCCAGATCGCCCGCGTATTCCGCGCCAACGCCGGGCAGGGCTATGACTTCTTCGGCCTGTTCGGCAGCCAGCTGCTGCCGGTCGGCCTGCACAGCCGCCGCCGCTGGTTCTGCAGCGAGTTCTGCGCCGCCGCGCTCGGCTTCCCCATGCCGCAACGCTACAGCCCGGCACAGCTGGGCGAAGTGGTCCAGCACATCAACACCCTCACGCCCAGCGGACAGTGGAATGAAGCGAATGCATGACCGTCCCGAAATGGCCTGGCTCGCCACGTGGCTCCAGGAGAACTACCCGATTCTGTACGCGGCAGCCCTGTCGGGTGCCATCGCCGGCTCGCGGCTAATGCTCGGCGGCGGATCGTTGCGCCGCATCGCCATCGAGTCAGTCGTCTGCGGCTTGATCACCCTGGCTGCCAGCAATGGTCTGGCGCTGTTTGGCATTCCGCAGGAATACGCCCCGTTCTTCGGCGGCATCATCGGCCTGATCGGCGCTGAGGGCGTTCGCGCCGGTGCCAAGCGCCTGTTCGAGCGCAAGGTGGAAAGCGTATGAGCAAACTCCTGGCTATCGGCTCGCGCGGCCTCGCCGTGCGCAACCTGCAGGCCGCGCTCAAGCTGGCCGGCTTCGCTGTAACCGTGGACGGCGACTTCGGCGAGCAGACCGAGCGCGCCGTCGCCGCCTTCCAGCGCCGCGCCGGCCTGGTGGATGATGGCGTAGCCGGGCCTAAAACCCTGGTTGCGCTCGCCGGCCGCGACACCTCCAAGCTGCTCAAGCGGCAGGATCTGCAGCAGGCCGCCGACCGCCTCGGCGTGCCGCTGGCCAGCGTCATGGCCGTCAATCAGGTGGAAAGCAGGGGAGAGGGCTTCGCCAGCAATGGCCGCCCGGTGATCCTCTTCGAACGCCACGTCATGCACGCCCGCTTGCAGGCGCACGGGATAACCGAGCGCACCGCGGACAACCTCGCCGCCCAATACCCCGCCCTGGTGAATCGCAAGCCTGGCGGTTACATCGGCGGCACGGCAGAACATCAACGTATGACACAGGCGCAACGGCTGCTCCATGAAACCGCCGCGCTGGAATCAGCCAGTTGGGGCCTGTTCCAGATCATGGGCCACCACTGGCAGCGTCTCGGCTACCTGGACGCGCAGCACTTCGCCGACACCATGGCGCTGTCCGAAGCCGCCCAGCTCGACGCGTTCGTGTCATTCATCGAAACCGACACCGCGCTGCACAAGGCGCTCAAGGGCCGGAATTGGGCCGAGTTCGCGCGCCGCTACAACGGCCCGGCCTACGCCCGCAACCTCTACGACGTGAAGCTCGCCCGGGCCTATGCCCAGTTCGCCGGCGAGCAGGAGCGGGCAGCATGACCATCGCCCGCCAGCTCCTTTACGGCCTCGCCCTGGTTGCCGCGCTCTGCCTGCTGATCTGGATGCAGCAGCAGCGCATCGACACCGCCCAGGCGCAGGCCGATCGCGCCACCGAGCGCCTGCAAACCACCCAGCAGCGCAACGCCCGCCAGGCCGCCACCATTACCCGCCTCACCGGCGAGGTCGCCACCCAGCGCCTCGACCAGTTCGCCCTGCAGCAGGCGCTCGGCGATCTGCGCCAGGCGCACGCCACCGACCAGCTCAAGAAGAAGGAACGCCGCCGTGAAGACCCAACCCATGCGACTTGGGCTGCTCAGCCTCTGCCTGATGCTGCTCGCCGCCTGCACCAACGTCCCGCCATCACCGGAGGCGCAGGTTACCGTCAGTGGCTGTCCAGTCGTGACGCGCTGCACGCTGGACCCGGCGGCGCCGGCCAGTAACGGCGAAATGAGCGACGACGGCGACTACCTAATGGCCGCCTGGGGCGAATGCGCCGCCAAGGTCGACCTGGTGGTGGACCACAACGCGCGCAGCGCCCAGCCATGAACAAGCCCGAATCCTTGCGCGCCCACCTGCTGGCCGCCATCCCCGAGCTCAAGCGCAACCCAGACCGCCTGCTGGTGTTCATCGACAATGGCAGCATGCGTAGCACCGCCGCGCCGGGTCTGTCGTTCGAATACAGCTACACGCTCAACCTGATCCTCACCGACTTCGCCGGCCATCCGGATGCCGTCGCCATCCCGCTGTTCGCCTGGGTGCTGGTCAACCAGCGCGAGCTGATGGAGAACCACGAGAAGGGCAGGGACGCCATCAAGTTCGAGGCCGACATCCTCGACAACAGCAAGGTGGACCTCTCCATCACCCTGCCGCTCACCGAGCGCGTGATCGTCAAGCGCCAGGCCGATGGCACCCTGCAGGTCAGCCACCCGGCCGAGCCGGTGGTCGATGACGAACTGTTCCTTGTGCCGGCGATGCGTGTCGAAACGCCGGACGGCGAGCTGCTCGCGGAGTGGGGCGGCAATGGCTGACGACCTGCGCGCCCTCGAGGACTGGGCCGGCGCGCTGCTCAACCAGTTGCAGCCGGCCGAGCGCCGCAAGGTCACCAGCACCATCGCCCGCGACCTGCGCCGCAGCCAGCAGCAGCGCATCGCTGCCCAGCGCAACGCCGACGGCACCCCCTTTGCCCCGCGCAAACCCCGGCAGGAGCTACGCGCCAAGGCCGGGCGCATCAAGCGCAAGCGGCAGATGTTCAGCAAGCTGCGCACCGCCCGTTACCTGCGCCTGCAGAGCGACGCCAGCACCATCGCCATCGGCTTCGCCGGTCGTGTCTCGCGCCTGGCGCGCATCCACCAGTACGGATTGCGCGACAAGCCCGCCCGCAACGCAGCGGATATCCAGTACGCCAAGCGGGAGCTGCTCGGCTTCACCGACGCGGATCTCGAGCTGATCCGCGACCGCCTGCTCGAGCACCTGGTGCGCTAACCCTGTAACGCCCGCCGCTACACGGCCTGGCCAATGCACCCCGCGCGCGCGAACGCCAGCATGGGGCCATGAATATCACCGACCTCCTGCGCCGCCTCGAAAACCTGATCCGCCTCGGCGCCATCGCCGCGGTGGACCATCAGGCTGCGCGCTGCACGGTCAAAAGTGGCGGCCTCAGCATCCCGAACCTGCCGTGGCTCGCCCTGCGCGCGGGTGACAGTAGCGACTGGGACCCGCCCACGGTCGGCGAGCAGTGCATCCTCATCGCGCCAAGCGGCGAACCGGCCCAAGGCATTGCCCTGGTCGGGATCTACTCTCAGCAACGTCCGGCGCCGTCGAACAGCGCGAATGTGCGCCGTCGGAAATACCCGGACGGGGCTGTGATCGATTACGACCACGACAGCCATACCCTGAGCGCCACGCTGCCCCCCGGCGGCAAGGCCAAGCTCACCGCACCGGGCGGCGTCACCATCCTCGGCGACGTGGATATCACCGGCACCGTGACCGTCAGTGAAGACGTGATTGCGGCAGGCATCAGCTTGGTCAACCACGTGCACGGCGGCGTGCAGAGCGGTCCGGCGAAAACGGGGGCACCTCAATGATCGGCCTCGCCGCCACCACCGGCCGCGCCATCACCGGCCCCGCGCACATGTCCCAGTCCATGGCTGACATCCTCACCACCCCCATCGGCAGCCGCGTCATGCGCCGCGAATACGGCAGCCTGCTGCCGGACCTGATCGACGCCCCCTTCAATGACGCCACCCGCCTGCAGGCCTACGCCGCCACGGCCATGGCCCTGATGCGCTGGGAGCCGCGTATCCGTCTCAGCCGTGTGCAGCTCAGCCTCGGCGAGCAGCCCGGTCAGGCTTACCTGGACGTGGAAGGCAACCATATCGACACCAACGAGCCGCTCAGCCTGCGCGTGCCGCTCACCCTGGGAGCCGCCGCATGAGCACATTTACCCCCATCGATCTGGCACAGCTGCCGACGCCCGACGTGGTCGAGCCGATCGACTACGAAGCCATCCTCGCCGAGCGCAAGGCCTTCGCCATCAGCCTCTGGCCGGCCGACAAGCAGGCCGAGGTCGCCGCCACCCTGGCGCTGGAATCCGAGCCGCTCACCAAGCTGCTGCAGGAGAACGCCTACCGCGAAACCCTCTGGCGGCAGCGCGTCAACGAGGCTGCCCTTGCCAACCTGCTGGCCTTCGCCAAGCGCGCGGACCTGGAGCAGATCGGTGCGCGCTTCAACGTGGCTCGTCTGGTCATCACTCCGGCCAACCCCGGCGCCGTGCCGCCAGTAGCGGCGGTGATGGAAGAGGACGAGCCCCTGCGCGAGCGCATCCAGATGGCCATGGAGGGGCTGAGCACCGCCGGCCCGCGCAACGCCTACATCTTCCATGCGCGCAGCGCCGATGGCCGCGTGGCGGATGCCTCCTGCATCAGCCCCAACCCGGCCGAGGTCATCGTCACCGTGCAGGGCGCCCTGGGCGACGGCAGCGCGGACGCCCAGCTGCTCGCCGCGGTGGACGCCTACCTCAGCGACGAAGACCGCCGCCCGGTCGCCGACCGCCTTACCGTGCAGGGCGCGCAGGTGCTGCCCTACAGCGTCAACGCCGTGCTCTACCTCAACACCGTCGGCCCGGAGGCTGAGCCGATCCGCGTTGCTGCCGAGGCCCGCGGCCTTGCCCTGGTCAGCCAACGCCGCCGCCTGGGGCAGGAGGTCAACCGCTCCGCCCTGGACGCCGCGCTGCACATCGAGGGCGTCAAGCGCGTCGAGTTGCCCGGCTGGGTCGACGTGGTCGCCACCGAAACCCAGGCGCCGTACTGCACTGGCTTCACCGTCACGGTGGCGGAGGCCTGATGGCGAGCCTGAGCCTGCTGCCACCCAACGCTAGCGAGCTGGAGCGCCTCGCCGCCGAGGCGCTCGCGCAGATCGAGCGCGTCCCGGTACCGCTGCGCCAGCTCTGGAATCCGGACACCTGCCCGGTGGAGCTGCTGCCGTACCTCGCCTGGGCGTTTTCTGTGGATCGCTGGTCCAGCGCCTGGCCCGAGCGCGCCAAGCGCTCCGCCATCAAGGCCGCGTACTTCATCCACGCCCACAAGGGCACCATCGGCGCGCTGCGTCGGGTGGTCGAGCCGCTGGGCTACCTGATCGAGGTGCGCGAGTGGTGGGAGGAGGCCCCGCTGGGCACGCCAGGCACCTTTCGCCTGCTGGTGGGTGTGCTGGATACCGGCATCACCGAAGAGATGTACCAGGAACTCACCTGGCTGATCGACGACGCCAAGCCCGTCAGCCGCCACCTGATGGGCCTGGCCATCGGCCTGGACGTCACCGGCACGGCCCACATCGGCGCCGCGCTCACCACCGGCGACGAACTCACCGTCTACCCACCCGCATCGCGTGACATCGAGGTCGGCGGCACGCTGGCCTGGGGCGCGCGCGAACACGTCATCGACACCATGGACATCCGCTGATATGGCAGACCAGAACTCGCAATACATGGCCATGCTCACCGCTGTCGGCGAGGCCAAGCTGGCCAACGCCACCGCCCTGGGCGTCAACCTGAACATCACCCAGCTCGGCGTCGGCGATGCCAACGGCGCCGAACCGATGCCGAGCCGCACCCAGACGACGCTGATCAACGAGCGCCGCCGGGCACCGCTCAACCAGCTCAGCATCGACCCGAACAACAGCGCGATTATCATCGCCGAGCAGGTCATCCCCGAGGACATTGGCGGCTGGTGGATTCGCGAGATCGGTCTGTATGACGAAGCGGGCGATCTGGTTGCCGTCGCCAACTGCCCGCCGACCTTCAAGCCCGAGCTTGCCCAGGGCAGCGGCCGCACCCAGGTGGTGCGCCTCAATATCCTGGTGAGCAGCACCCAGAGCATCCAGCTGAAAGTCGACCCGAGCGTGGTGCTGGCGACGCGGGGCTTTGCGGAGTCGCTGATCGTCGGGCACCTGGCCGCAGCCGATCCTCACCCGCAGTATCAGCTTCGTGGGCCGGTAACGACACTGTCGGCCAATACCGCAATCACAACGGGCCAGCTTGGCCTGCTGCTGCTCGATGCCGCCGGCGGCAACCGCACCTTCACACTGCCGGCCGCGAATGCTGCTCTTGGCGTGCGCGAGGTGACGCTGCGTCGCGTCGACGTGACCAGCAACGCATTGGTGATCGCCGCGAGCGGTAGCGACAAGCTCATGCTCGACACAACGGCCGAGGCCGCCGGGCAAGCAACGACCGAACTGCTGTTCGCCGGCGACTTCCTGCGGCTGCGCAGTGATGGCGCCGGAAAATGGTGGTGCGTCGGGCAGGCGCAATTGCCGGGCAGCATCGCGAGCGGACTGGTGGTGTTTGCCGCTCCTGGCAGTCACACGTTCTCGGTTCCAGCGGTGCTGCGCAGCGGGCGGCGGGTTCCCGAGGTGACAGCTTGCGGTGCTGGTGGCGCAGGCGCGAGGAACGATGCCGATTGCGGTAGTGGTGGGGGTGGGGGGGGTGCCGCGATTCGCCGCGTCAGTCTCGCGGCGGTGTCCACCGTTCCAATTGTAGTTGGTGCTGGCGGACTCCCGGCAGCAAGTGGTGTTGCTGGTGGCGCCGGCGGAACTTCGTCGTTTGGCAGCTACTGCTCGGCAACAGGCGGTACAGGCGCTATTAACGCCGGCGCGGGTGATCCTGGCGTGGGCGTTGGTGGCGATATCAATATTGAAGGGCAGGGAGGGGTTGCCAAGGCCAACGGAATCGGAACATCCGTTTATACGACTGGCGCAGGCGGCTCCAGCTACTTTAGTGGCGGAGGTCGCGGGCGCCATACAAGCAACACTGCCACCGGCTTTTCTGGCGGTATCGGGGGCGGTGGCAGTGGCGCAATTGGGGCGTCCGCCGGTGGTGCTGGCGGGAATGGAATTGTGATTGTGAGGTGGTAACCATGTGGGCACGCATTGAAAACGGCACCGTGGCTGAGATCACGGATATCGATCCAACAGGGCGCTTTCATCCCTCGTTGCTCTGGCAGCCAGTCGGGCAGGTAGACGGCTGTGGTCCAGGATGGCTTTGGGACGGCAAGACCTTTACCGCTCCGACCGTCACTGCACCTGACGCAGAGGAACTTTGCGCTCGCATCGACGACGCCGCTGATGCCGCTCGCTCCCGCGTCGCAGGCGACCCGCTGCGAGCCGTCGAATACGACCGTGCCCGCATCGAAGCACAAGCCTTCGCCGACGCTGGTTACCCAGAAGAAGCTGTACCTCGCACCGTCGACGCCTGGGCCATCAACGGGCGGACCGCCCAACAGGCTGCGGACAGCATCCTGGCCGAGGCCGCGGCCTACACCGAGGCGCTCTACGTCATCCGCGAAACACGCCTGGCCGCCAAGGAACAGATCCGCATGCTGATGGCTTCTGTTGAGGTCGAGCAGGCGCAGCAGCTGGCCGACCAGACCATCGCCGCGATCGAGGCCGCCGTCGCAGGAGTAGGTAACGCTGGCTAGCGAGTTGCTAAATAGAGAACCAGAACAGCAAAAATTAGCAGCAGCGGGTGGCGAACGGCTAGCCAAGTAACACCAAGAAAGGTGATCACGTTAAAGCAGGCGTAGACGAACAGGGGGTCCATAGAGCTTCCTCACAATTTAGGTTGTTTCTAAATAGTGGGAAGTCACTGCCCCATATCTCTCAGTTTGCTGCGACGGCGGCAAAATAAATGTCCGCGCTGTAACACCCCCAGCTACACAGCCCGCCGCGTGCGCCTCTTGCGCGCGCGCGTCACCCTCAAGGCTCACTGATCAGGCATACGCCCCGCAGGAGCCTCCCGCATGTCGACCGATTACCATCACGGCGTCCGCGTCCTCGAAATCAACGAGGGCACGCGCCCCATTCGCACCGTTTCCACCGCCGTGGTGGGCATGGTTTGCACCGCGTCGGATGCTGATGCGGTCAAGTTCCCGCTCAACAAGCCGGTGCTGCTCACCGACGTGCTTACCGCCTCCGGTTTCGCCGGCGAGCTGGGTACCCTGGCGCGCAGCCTGGATGCCATCGCCGACCAGGCGTCGCCCGTCACCGTCGTGGTGCGCGTGGCCGAGGGTGCCAGCGAAGCCGAAACCACCAGCAACATCATCGGCGGCGTGAGCGACACCGGCGAATACCTGGGCATGAAGGCCCTGCTGGCGGCCGAGGCGCAGCTCGGCGTCAAACCGCGCATCCTCGGCGTGCCCGGGCTGGACTCGCTGCCGGTTACCACCGAGCTGGTGGCCATCGCCGAGAAGCTGCGCGGCTTCGCCTACGCCAACGCCTACGGCTGCGAGACCGTCAGCGATGCCATCGCCTACCGCGCCGGCTTCGGTGCGCGTGAGCTGATGCTCATCTGGCCGGACTTCGTTTCCTGGGACACCACCGCGAACGCCAACGCCCCGGCCAGCGCCATCGCCCGCGCCCTGGGCCTGCGTGCCAAGCTGGACGAGCAGGTCGGCTGGCACAAGACCCTCTCCAACGTGCCGGTCAACGGCGTGTCTGGCCTGTCCAAGGACATCTACTTCGACCTGCAGAACCCCGCCACCGACGCCGGCCTGCTCAACGCCGACGAAGTCACCACCCTGATCCGCCGTGACGGCTTCCGCTTCTGGGGCTCGCGCACCTGCAGCGCCGACCCGCTGTTCGCCTTCGAGAACTACACCCGCACCGCCCAGGTGCTGGCAGACACCATGGCCGAGGGGCATTTCTGGGCTGTGGACAAACCCATGCACGCCTCCCTGGTGCGCGACATCGTCGCGGGCATCAATGCCAAGTTCCGCGAGCTCAAGCGCGGCGGCTACATCATCGACGGGCAGTGCTGGTTCGATGAGGCGGCCAACGACAAGGACACCCTCAAGGCTGGCAAGCTGTTCCTGGACTACGACTACACACCCGTGCCGCCGCTGGAAAACCTGCTGCTGCGCCAGCGCATCACCGACCGCTACCTGGTCGACTTCGCCGCCGGCATCACCGCCTGACCCCATTGACCCGCGCGGCCCCGGCCGCGCCGTAGGAGAGCCCAGCCATGGCCCTGCCCAAGAAACTCAAGCACATGAACCTGTTCAACGATGGCAACAGCTACGTTGGCCAGTGCAAGTCCGTCACCCTGCCGACCCTCGGCCGCAAGTTCGAAGACTGGCGCGGCGCCGGCATGGACGGCCCGGTGAAGGTCGACATGGGCCACTCCGACGACGGCATCCAGCTCGAATGGACCCTCGGCGGCTACGACCTGACCGTGCTGCGCCAGTTCGGCGCGGTGAAGGCCGACGGCGTGATGCTGCGCTGGGCCGGCTCCGTACAGCGTGACGACACCGGTGAGGTCTCTGCCGTCGAGGTCGTGGTGCGCGGCCGCCACGAGGAAATCGACTTCGGCGATGCCGAATCCGGCGAAGACACCGAGCACTCCATCACCACCACCTGCACCTATTACAAGCTGACCATCGACGGCAACGAAGAGATCGAGATTGACCTGCTCAACTTCGTCTTCAAGGTCAACGGCAAAGACATGCTTGCCGAGCACCGCAAGGCCATCGGTCTGTAATCCCGGCGCCGGCCAGCGCCGGCGCTCCTGAATCAACCCAAGGAGCAACCCTATGAGCAAGCCAACCTACAGCGCCCCGATCGTGCTCGAGCAGCCCATCAAGCGCGGCGAGACGAAGTACACCGAAATCACCCTGCGCAAGCCTACCTCCGGCGAGCTGCGCGGACTGAAGCTCACCGACCTGCTGAACGGTGACGTCAACGCCACCATTCGTTTGGTGCCGCGCATCAGCAACCCGAGCCTGACTGAGCAGGAGGTCGCTGCCCTGGACGTCGCCGATCTGCTCATGTGTGCGGATGCCGTAGCGGTTTTTTTGCAGAAGAAGGGCAGCACTGCGGAATCCCCCGCCGCGTAGACGATGTGATGGCGGACATCGCCCTGGTGTTCCACTGGGGGCCGGAGCAGATGAACGCCATGCCGCTGCATGAATTGATGGACTGGCGCGAGCGCGCCATCGAACGATGGGAGCGCACGCATGGCGCGTGATCTGAACCTAAAGGTCAACCTCCAGGCGCTGGACAACGCCACACGCCCGCTGCGCACCATTGCCAGCGGCGCGACCAGCCTTGGCCGCGCCCTCAAGGACACCCGTGGCGAACTCAAGGGCCTGCAGGCCCTGCAAAAGGACGTCAGTTCATTCCGCAACCTCAAGGGCGCTGCCGACCAAACCGGCGGCGCCATGCAAGCCAACCGCGAGCGCGTCAAGGCGCTGTCCCGCGAGCTGGCCAGCACCGCCACGCCGACCAAGGCGCTGACGCGTGAATTCCAGAGCGCGGTCCGCCAGGGCCACGCCCTCAAGCAGAAACACAACGAGCAACAGCGCGAGCTGCAGGGCCTGCGCGGCAAGCTGGGCGAGGCGGGCATCAGCACGCGCAACCTCGGCCAGCATGAGCGCGAGCTGCGTCAGCGTGTCGAGGGCACCAACAAGACGCTGGCTCAACAGGAGCAGCGCCTCAAACAGCTCACCACCCAGCAGAAGCGCCTCGGCCAGGCCAAAGCCCAATACGAGCGCACCCAGCAACTGGCCGGCAGCATGGCCGCCACCGGTGCCGGCGGGCTGGCCACCGGCAGCGGCATCCTCTATGCCGGCGCGAAGGTCATGGCGCCTGGGCTGGACTTTGACGCCGCCATGAGCAAGGTCCAGTCGCTGACCCGCCTGGATGCGGCATCCGAAGACATGGCAGCGCTGCGCGAGCAGGCCCGCCAGCTTGGCGCCAATACCCAATTCACCGCGGGGCAGGCGGCTGAGGCCCAGGGATTCCTGGCCATGGCCGGCTTCAAGGCTGAATCCATCCAGGCAGCGATGCCCGGCATGCTGGATCTCGCCAAGGCGGGCGACAGCGGCCTGGCTGAAACGGCAGACATCGCCTCCAACATCCTTACCGGCTTCAACCTGCAGGCTAGCGAAACCGGCCGCTTGGGTGACGTACTGGTCGGCACCTTCACCCGCTCCAACGTCAACCTGCAGATGCTCGGCGAGACGATGAAGTACGCCGCGCCCGTCGCCGCATCCGTGGGGCAGGATCTCGAGACCGTTGCCGCCATGGCCGGCAAGCTGGGTGACGCCGGCATTCAGGGCAGCATGGGTGGTACCGCGCTGCGCGCCATCCTCAACCGCTTGAGCGCGCCGCCCAAGGCTGCAGCAGAAGCCCTGGACACACTCGGTATCAGCGCCAAGGATGCCCAGGGCAACCTGCGCGACGTACCGACCGTGCTGCAGGAGATCTACGAGAAAACCAAGAACATGGGCGATGCCGACCGTGCCGGCCTGCTCAAGCACATCGCGGGTGAGGAGGCGGTTGCGGGCCTGCAAGTGCTGGTCAAGCAGGCCGGCAGCGGCGCGCTGCAGGAGTTCGTCAGCACCCTCAAGGCCACCGAAGGCGAAGCCAGCGCCACGGCCAAGACCATGGCCGATAACCTGCGCGGCGATCTGTCCGCCATGGGCAGCGCGTGGGAAGACCTGGGCATTCAGCTGCAGGAGCAGCAGAACGGCCCCATGCGCGAGATCACCCAAACGCTCACCGGCATCATCGGCGGGGTGAAGGGCTGGATCGCCGAGAACCCCAAATTGGCCGCCAACATCGTCAAGACGGCTGCCGGCGTCGGCATTCTCATGGCCGGCATGGGCGGGCTGACGTTGGCGATCGCTAGCATCCTCGGCCCGTTCGCCATGCTGCGCTACGGCATGACGCTGTTCGGCATCAAGGGCGCCGGGCTGGCCGGCACGCTGTTCAACCTGGGCAAGACCGCGCTGCCGTTGGTGGGCAAGGGAATCCTGTTCATCGGTCGCGCGTTGATGATGAACCCCATCGGTCTGGCGATCACTGCCATCGCCGCAGGTGCCTATCTGATCTACCGCTACTGGGAGCCGATCAAGGCGTTCTTCCTTGGCATCTGGTCGGAGATCCGTGCGGGCTTTGACGGTGGGCTGGCGGGCATCGGCCAGCTGATCGTCAACTTCAGCCCGCTTGGGCTGTTCTACCGCGCTTTCGCCGGTGTGCTGGGCTGGTTCGGTGTGGAGTTGCCGGGCAAGTTCAGCGAGTTCGGCGGCAACCTGGTACAGGGCTTGATAAACGGCTTCACCAGCATGTTCCCCAACCTCACCGCATCGATCGGGGGCATGGCCGAGAGTGTCGTCGGTACCTTCAAGAACCTGCTCGGCATCCACTCGCCGTCGCGCGTGTTCGCCGAGCTGGGCGGCTTCACCATGGCCGGCCTGGAGCAGGGCCTGCAGGCGGGGGAACGAGGCCCGCTGTCGCAGCTGGGCGACACGGCCAGACGGCTGACGGCAGCGGGAGCGATCGGCCTGAGCGCCGCGGTCGGTGCCATGCCCGCGGCAGCAGAGCCGGTGGCGTTCGATACGCGCCCGCCGCTTGCCGCCCGTGCTGCTTCGCCAGCTGCTGCGCAGATCGGCCCGGCCAGCATCAACATCACCATCAACGCAGCCCCCGGGCAGGACGCTAACGCAATCGCCCGCGCCGTAGCCGCCGAGCTGGACAAGCGCGAGCGCGAGAAGGGCGCCCGTGCCCGCTCATCCCTATTCGACCAGGACTGATTACCAGGAGTAGCAGACCATGATGATGGCCCTCGGCATGTTCGTCTTTTCGCTGGAGACCCTGGCCTACCAGGAATTCCAGCGCCAGACGGAATGGCGCCACGGTTCCACCAGCCGCATCGGCACCAACCCGGCGCGCCAGTACCTCGGCCGCGGTGATGACAGCATCACCCTGCCGGGCGTGCTGCTGCCCGCGCTGGCCGGCACCCAGCTCAGCCTCGACACGCTGCGCACCATGGCCGACACCGGCAAGGCCTGGCCGCTGGTGGAAGGCACCGGGAAAATCTACGGCACCTGGATCATCGAATCCTTGAGCGAAACCCGCACGCTGTTTTTCCGCGACGGCCAGGCGCGGCGCATCGAGTTCACCCTCACGCTCAAACGCATCGATGACGGCCGGGTGGATCTGCTCGGCAGCGCCATCAGCACAGCGGGCAACATCCTGCGGAGGCTGCTGTTTTGATCGACACCATCATCGCCCAGGGCAAAAGCCAGCTCGGCCAGGCGGCGGACAAGTACCGCGACGCCACCGCCTACCCGCAGCCGATCTGCCGCGTGATGGTCAACGGGCAGGACATCACCAGCGCAATCGAGCAGCGGCTGATCAGCATCGAGCTCACCGACAACCGCGGCATGGAGGCCGACCAGCTCAGCATCAGCCTCAGCGACCACGACGGCCTGCTCGCCATCCCGCCACGCGGCGCCGTGGTGGGCCTGTGGCTCGGCTGGCATGACACGGGCCTCGTGGACAAGGGCAGCTACACCGTAGACGAGGTCGAGCACAGCGGCGCGCCGGACATGCTCACCATTCGCGCCCGCAGCGCCGACCTGCGCGAGGGGCTCAAGGCCAAGAAGGAGCGCAGCTGGAGCGGGCAGACCCTCGGTGCCATCGTCCAGACCGTGGCCGCCGCGTATGGGCTCAGCCCGGTGATTAGTGCGGCGCTCTCGGCCATCCAGCTCGCCCAGGTGGACCAGGCCAACGAGTCCGACGCAAACCTGCTCAGCCGCCTCGGCCAGCAGTTCGACGCCATCGCCAGCATCAAGGCAGGGCGCCTGCTGTTCATGCCGGCCGGCAAGAGCATCACCGCCAGCGGTGCCGCGCTGCCGCATATCACGCTCACCCGAGCCGATGGCGACGGCCACCGCTACCTGCAGGCCGACCGCGACAGTTACAGCGGCGTGCGCGCCTACTACTACGAGCTGAACAGCGCGGAGAAGAAGGAGGCCATCGCCGGCGGCGGCGACAACCTCAAGGACCTGCGCCACACCTACACCGACCAGGAGGCCGCCCTGCGCGCCGCCCGCGCCGAGTGGTCCCGCCTGCAACGAGGTACCGCCACGCTCAGCTACACCCTGGCAAAGGGCCGCCCGGACCTGATCCCCGAGCTCACCTACAGCCTGGTCGGCGTGAAGGCCGACATCGACGCCGTGGTCTGGCTCGGCGCCAACGTGCGCCACAGCTTCACTCCGGACAGCTACACCACCGCCCTGGAGCTGGAGTCCAAACTGCCGGACGCCGACGACATCGCCAGCCTGGCCGAGGCCGGCAACTACACCGGCGTGCTGGCGTGGTACCGGGACGAGAAGGCAGGCGAGCAGAAGAAACTCACCGAAGGCGACCAGACCAGCCCCAAGCGGCTGCTGCACCTGTACGCCGAAAAGAGCAGCGCCCAGCGCGCCGTGGAGCGGGAATGGAAGCGGATCCAGCAAGCGAACGCGTAAGCGAGCTACAGCCTGCGCCGGCAGAGCCGCAGCGCTCCGCCTGGGAGCTGATCGACGAGGAGTGGGGCGAGCAGGGCGAAGCGCCGATGTGCATGTAGCACGGGCATGAAAAAGGCGCCTTTCGGCGCCTTCAGTGTTTCTGGGTTTCGGCCAGCACCGAGACGAAGCGGAGCACATGCGCTCGGTCGGTCGGCGTGCATTGCCGGTACCAGCGCAGCAGCGCCCGCTCGGTTTCACTCACCGGCTCGACCAACTGCGGTACCTCCTGGGCGACCGGGTGGGCTTCCTTCTGACTCGACAACATGCGCGAACTCCATACGCTGACTACTGTATGTCTGTACAGTATATGAGGAATGGCATTCTGCCAACGCGTCAACATTTCGCACATGCCATCAGACTTCAGGAACGAAGCCGTAGCCGCCACAACACTTGCAGTCCTCGACTTCGGCGAATCGCCCCTCGCATTCCGGGCAGGCGTCATACGGTGCGGCGAGAAGGCCCGCGGCGATCCGGGAAGCACGCGGCTGGCCTTGTTCGGTGAGCACCTCACAGCACAGCAGAAGCGCGCTGTAGGTATCCGGGCAGGCTGGCACCTCAGGCACGCGCGGGATCTGCTCCAGGCGCCAGCGCTCGCCATCCGCCAGGACAATCTCCATCCCTTCCAGCCACCCGAGGGGCGGCCCATAGCGTCGGGTGATATAGGGATGATCACCGAAGGGGCGGCGCTCGCCTGGTACTGGCGCACTGTTGTGGATGATGCCGGTATAGCCGTCCGTCTCGGTGAGGAGCGTCAGAATCCCGCGGCGCACGTGCCCGACCGGGCCATGGTGGCCAGGCTTGTGCACCTCGTAATGCGCGGCGGGCTTGTAGCGTTTCATCGTGATTAATCTGTAATGCTGTATAGACATACAGTAGATCGAATGCCACGCGCTGCGGTCAATGACCATACGGCAGCAGGAGAAGCAACCATGTGCGGTGGAGTCGAGGCGCGCGACGCAGAGCGCAGCTACAAGGTCTATTTCCCCAGCCCCAAGGCTGCGATCCCCGTCATGCTCGAGGGCGGCGAGGCGCTGGGTTGGGTCAAGTGGGGCCGCCGGCGCGAAGAGCCTGGCCAAGGCCCGCAAGGCGGCTGGGCACGGCTGGAAACGGTAGAGCGGGGCGGCTGGGCCAAATACCAGCCCATCAAGGCCTACGGCCTGGTGCAGCGCTTTATGGAGAAGGACGCCGAGCGCAAATCACACTGGTTTGACGTAGAACCGGGCTTTGCCCTGGACTGCCTGGTGCTGGGGGAAGGAGAGCAGCGGCGAGTGTATGTAATCACCAGCTCGCCGCCAGAGGAGTTTGCATGGATACATGACCGGTGGCCGCTAGTTCGGCTTCTAACTTACCCAAAGGAATATCAGGAGATATTGTGAGCCAAACACACCAGTCGAGGGTATGACCTCATTACCTCATAGTGGTCTATAAATCTATCAAGTACTTCCCGTTGAGGGCTGTTTGGTCTGCTATCAAGCTTTTTGGCTAGGTCTTTTTTTGTGCTGTGGAAGTAGTCAAAATAACTAGAAGCTGTGTGGTGAACGTCTTGGTTATTCGTCCCATAATAGAGCATTCTTGCAGGATATTTGTTTCTGATTTGTTCCAGTATAGATGAATCGTTTTCGTTTGTTAGATTTTCAAAAAACGTCGGTTCGCAATCTTTTAAAAGAGCTAAGTAGGCAGCCCAAAAAATATCAAACTTCTCGGTCGGGAGATTTTTCTCGATTGCGCGGATATGGCGGAAACACTTCTTTAGTTCACGTAACTTGGTTTTGAAAGTCAGCGCGATTGCGAGAATACACAATTGGGCGTCCCCCAGAACCCCATCAGTAGATAAGAGCGCGTTGTTGCTTGGTTTGCATGGTTCGTGCACGCCGCGCCAATAGTTCATGTTCACGAGCGTTGCCTGTACGCCGTTGGTTTCATAATTTTCAAGAGGTAATTCGCTAGTTTCGGAAGCTATCCAAGCAGTAATATTGCTGTTGTCTAATGTGAATTCCGCGTCAAAGAATCGCTTTAGATATTTTCGGGAGTCAAAGCTCTCGCCATAAATTGCATTAACTGAGCAAGAGAGTTGCTGAGTATCAGTAGCAACAATGAATTTGCAATTTTGTACGTCAAAGAAGTGCTTGATTCGCTCAAGTAGCTCAACTGCAAAAGTTGGCCTGCAGCGGTCTAGCTCATCAATAAAAATATACACGGGAGCTGGTGTTGTTTGTGAATCAGCTGCCCTTTTTTCCGAAGCCAGAACACACATGTTGGTCAGCACAGACTTAAATTGGCTTACAGATTCGGCAGTCTTTTTATTGTTTTCAATTAAGTGCTCCACCGCTTTCTCGGCGACCGAGTCGAGCTCAAGCTTCTCTAACGTTTCAGAAAGGCTGTCGATATCTATGCGTGTCACCGCTTTTACTAAGCCTTTTGCCAGTGTGGGGCTTACAGCAACAATCGCATGGGACGCTTTCTTGCGAAAGTCTTGAATGTGGTTTGCTGCTTTCGTTGTCGCCGGCAACAGGGTACTTAGCTGATCATAAAGCGCTGCTGATAATGATATAAACGGATCGCCGCTGTAGTCATTTTCCCAAGCGTTGAAGTACACACACGCTCTAGTTTGCTGCAACTCTTCACGCCAGTTGACCAGGAAAAAGGTTTTTCCCGTACCCCAGGGAGAGTTGATATTTAGAACCCGCAGCTCGGAATCGCTATCGAGGTATGTCGTTAAAAACTTCGCGATTCCCTTGCGCTCCATTCGATCCTTCGACCAAGGAGCTTCAGGTACATTGTTCATTTGCGAAAACCAGTAATGATGTAAAGCACGTCGACTTTGCTGCGAGCGGCCAGCGCCTGTAGATAGTCGATCGGCATCACCGAAGTGCCGTTCTCGTAGCGCTTCTGCATGTAGTCGGTCTGGCCGGCGAGGTGGGCCAGCTCGTGGACTTGTAGGCCGAGGCGCTTGCGCTCCTCGAGGAGGCGGTCGCCGAAGTCGCGGGGGCGATCGTCAAGGTCAATGGTCGAGGGGGTCATAACGTCTCCTTTTTACGGGCAGATGCTTTCGCAGGGGATGCCGTCGTTATCCCGATCCAGGCGGCCATTGCCACACTGCTCCAGGTGGTAGCGGGCTTCAGCACAGCTGCTCATCTGGCCGCAGGTTTTGCGGGGAGAGCAGCTGAACTGGCTTGCCGTGGCAGCTACCAGGACAGCTTTGCCGGCGTAAGGCTGGGCAATCTGGCTTTTTGTTACTTTGCGCCAGTCCCATGGGGCGACGCGCTCTGATTCAGGTAACGCCCATAGGCCGCGCTTCGCCGCTCGGGCCTCGGCTTCCGCCTGCAGTAGGCTCTTGTCACGGTTGTAGGCGCGATAGACCCATGCGGCGCCGGATTCGACCAGGGCGCGGTTGACATCCACGCCGTTCACCGAGATGCGCGCGATCGAGCGGCCGTAACGGTCGGTGCTATGAATATCGGCGACCACCTGTTTGCGGAACGTCAGGTCTGCCAATGCCTGCTTGGCTTTCTGGCCAAAAGGCTGGCGGCTTTCCGGAGCGTCGATCTCAGCGAGCCGAACCTTGATCTGCTGTTTGGTCGGGGTAAGAAGGGTGAGCGTGTCGCCATCGGAGATTGAAATCACCTCACCAGTGGTGGCGGCAAACGCACTCGCCGAGAGGATAAACGCGAGCCCGAGCCAGCTGCGCATCATGACAGCTATCACTTGGCGCCTAGAGTGCTGAGCAGTTCCCGCTGTCGTTCGATCCGGTAATAGAACGGTTCGAATGCCTTGGACCAGGAGTCGAGCTGGATTCCCATGCTTGCATCGGGCGTCACCAGTTCACCCAACGAATCTACGCCGACGTGTTTTTTCGCTGCCTGTAGCGCTTGTTCACGGGTCACTTCCACGTCGACCTTGGGCGAGTCCATAAAGCGCGCTGAATAAGGGTTCAGCGTTACCACCATTGGTACCGCAGTGACGTGAACGCTCGGTGCGTCAGTGTGGATCAACGTTCGATAGATGCCGTACAACGCGGCCCGCTGTACCTCTGTCTGGACGGTCTCCGGTAGGTCATTTCCAACAACCTGAGCTGCCATCTGAATATGAAGAGGTTGGCTGGAGAGGACCTTGAACGTGCCGTTCTCTTCGCTGAAATCAGCAAAGTCTTCGACCAGCTTTTCGACGGTCGCAAAATGCTGTGGTTTGAGAGGTACAGCCGTGGTCGCCTCTACTGGCGCAACCGCCGACGCATTGGAAGCCTGCATTTCCGCGCTTTCCCCACAGCCTTGCAGACTGATGACCGCTGCAACTAACAGCGCGGGCTGAAATCCCTTTCTCATTTTCCCCTCCGTGGCGCAACACGCCGATAGTGCTCCCGCTGAACGGTTCAGCAGGCCTCAGTAAGTCATTTCGTTTTTGTGTCGAGCGCATACCGCCCCGCAGATTCAGCCAGAGCTGAGCCCATGCGGCGCATAGCGGCACGATCAGGTTCCGGCATCGAGCGGTAATGGTTCAGCAGCTCCGACTCGTCGCCAGATAAGTCGGCTTCGTTGGGCTCTGCGCGGTGGCCGGTAAGCACATAAAGCACGTCCACACCAGCTGCGGCGACCTTAGCCAGATACGGCGCGTCGGGGCTTCGCTCACCTTTCTCGTAATTGAACTGAGTGGTCTTGGATACCTCGGCTACGGTTGCCAGTTCGCCTTGGTTTAGGCCGAGCCGAATCCTTTCTTCGCGCAGGCGTTCTCCGAAATTCAACAAATGCACCATTCCTGCGTTGACATGCCAACGAACGTTGAATAATCTTGCGCCATGTTTAACGTTTTTGAACGGATTTGAATGATGCCAGCCACACGCACCCCCAAACAAGCGAAGGAATGGCTCGCCAAACAGGGCAAGACCGTCCAGGAATTTGCCCGCGAGCACCGCCTCGATCCGTTCACCTGCTACCAGGTGCTGTCCGGTGCGAAGAAGGGCACCCGCGGCGAATCCCACCGCGCCGCTGTGCTGCTGGGCATCAAGGAAGGCGTGGTCGAGGTGCCCGAGGAGTACGGTCGCCGCGCCAGCGATATTGGCGCTGTGATTTCACTGTAATGGCACCTGGCCCAGCGAGAAACCAGAAGATGAAGCGCACCGTTCTAGATACCCGCCGGCAAGTGATGAGCGCTGTGGTGTGCGACTACCCGGGCGGCCGCGAATGCGCTGCAGCCCGGTTGGGCCTGCCGCTCAAGAAGCTGGACAACCATCTGTACGAGAACGCGGGCAGCCGGCCGCTTTCGGACGAGCAGATCCACATGCTCGAGCAGCAATCCGGCACCACGCATTTCCCTGATTACGTCGCCGCGCTGTATGGCGGGCTGTTCGTACCGGTCGCCAACCCGGACGAGCTGGACAACATCGAGCTGTTCGAACGCTGCATGAAAACCGCCGTCAAGCGCGGGGCAGTGGACCGGATCATCGCCGAGGCGCTGAGCAACGGCGAGATCGACGAAGGGGAGGCACGCGCCATCCTCGACGCACACCGCCAGCACATGGCGGCGCGGCATTCGGAAGTACACGCGGTAATCCTGCTGCACAAGGCCCGTAAGCCGGGCCAGAACTAAGAAGTAAGCCGCGGTGGCGGTTTGGGGAGGGGAAGTGAGCGTAGCCAATAACGGCGGATACAAGTGCCTATGCCCGGCCTGTGGCCAGCGCATGCGCATCCGCAACAGCGAGGCGCAAACGCCGACGTTCAAGACGATGTACGCGCAGTGCATGAACATGGCCTGCGGCGCTACCTACACCGGGTCGCTGACGTGGGACTACGCGCTCAGCCCCTCCGGGCTGGACGCACCACGCGTGGTGCTACCGGTTGCGCCCTCGGTTCAGCGCATGCAAGCCCTGCGCGACAGCCGCGAGAAGACCGACCAGCTCGACATGCTCGACCACATGGAACCGGAGGTAGCAACCGCATGAACGTCTCGACCATCAACGACGCCCAGGAATACCGGGCCAGCATGCAGCGCGCCGCGCTGACCTTTCTGCAGCGCCACCAGGGCGAGCACCTCACTGATGATGGCCACCTGTTCGAGCGTGCCGTCGGCTACCTGGTCAACTCGCTGGAGGTTCCTGCGTTCATGGCTGATCGCCTGGTACACCTCGCCATGGGCGAACTGGAATGCCTCAAGCGCCCGGTGATCGGCATCGACTACGCCTCCGGCACGGACGAAACCCGCGTCGCCTTGATCAATTTTTTTTCGGGCGAAGCGGTATTAATCCCTCTGCGCCACTTGCCGGCGCGCCTGCAGCCGCCCGCGGCGCCGCTGGCTGCAGCAGCCACGCACTGATCACCCCCTGAATTGACCCAAGCCCATGCCCGCCTTTGCGCGGGTAGGGGAAAGTTGCGCCCGAACGGTGGCCCCATGAGTACAGACCTTTCCATCCAAATTCAGCTGAAGCCCGCTCAGGCCGAGGCCTACCTGCGCTGGCTGACCAGCCAGTACGAGCAGCTGATGGCTGCCTGCTGGTACGACGACCGCTACCGCTACACCCCGCAGGGCGAACGCGGCCCGAAGATCCTGCGCGACCACCCGCACATCGCCGGCCTCAACCGCACCATGCGCGAGCTGGTGAAGGCCCGCCAAGGAGCCAAGGCATGAGCACTCACCCGATGCCCGCCTGCGAGGCGCTTGCGGCCGACCCGGCGCGATACATGTTTAAGCACCAGCTGTACGAGCTGGTCGAGGCACGCGACTACGACGAGAAATTTCGCATGGTCTGCCGCCTGGGCGGCTATCTCAGCGCTCTGCTGGAGACCGACGTGATCACCTGCGAAGAGCACAAGGCGCTACGGGAAGAGATGCAAGATTTCTTATGGGGGGCGGCCCAATGAAAGACATGGACCGCCACATCCGCGAAGAGGTGCTGCGCCGTTTCGAGGGTGACTTCGGCCTCAAGCGCCGCGCCGGCACCGACTACATGCGCGGCGGCACCTGCCCGAGCTGCGGCAAGAAGGAGCTGTATTCCCGCTACGACCAGCCGTGGTTCATCAAATGCGGCCGCGAGAGCAAGTGCGGCGAGCAGTGGCATGTGAAGGAGCTGTTCGACGACCTGTTCGACGACTGGAGCAAGCGCGCACCGGCGACGAAGGAAGACCCCGCCGCCACGGCCAAGGGCTACCTGCAACACGCCCGCGGCTTCCGCCTAGAGCTGATCGAGGGCTGGTACACGCAGGAGAGCTTCTGGCATCCAGACCTGAAGATAGGCAGCGCCACCGTTCGCTTCCCCCTGGAGCATGGCGTTTACTGGGAGCGGCTGATTGATCGCCCACACCGCTTCGGCAAGCTCAAGGCGCGCTTCGCCAAAGGCCAGAGCATGAAAGGCTACTGGTGGTGCCCGCCGAGCGTGGACCTGCTCGAGGTCGATGAGCTGTGGATCGTCGAGGGCATCTTCGACGCCATCGCGTTGCTGCACCACGAACTCGACGCGGTGTCGGCCATGAGCAGCAACGCTTTCCCGGCCGAGTCCCTCAAGGCGCTGGTAAAGGCCCGCGCCGAGGCCGGGCGCAAGCTGCCGCGCCTGGTCTGGGCGCTGGACAACGAGCCGGGCGCGCATCGCTACACCCGCCGCTGGGCAAAGATGGCCCGCGAGCTGGGCTTTACCTGCGAGGCCGCGCAGATCCCGCAGCGCGACCGCAAGGTGGACTGGAACGACCTCCACCAGCGCTGGGCCTTTATCGAGGGTGACGACAAGCGCGCGGAGCAGATCGAGCGCGACCTGCGCGAGGCGCGCTACCACGGCAGCCTGCTGCTTGCCGAAAGCGCGGCGGAGAAGGGCGCGCTGATGTACGAGTGGCGCGAGCGCCACGAATTCCACTTCGCGTTCGAGAACCGCCTCTACTGGTTCAAGATGGACCTCGAGAAGTTCAACAAGGCCATGCAGCACCTGGAGGAGTCCGAGCGCCAGGAAGACCAGTTGCTGAACGACCGGCAGCGCCGCGACAAGGCCCTGCGTCAGTGCGGCGCGGTGGTCGAAATCGCCAACTGCTACCCGCAGGCGCTGTACTTCCAGCGCAACGAGGTGACGGACGAGTCCTGGTACTACTTCCGCGTGGACTTCCCCCACGATGAGCCGACGGTGCGCAACACCTTCACCGGCGGCCAGGTGGCTGCGGCATCGGAGTTCAAAAAGCGCCTGCTCGGCATGGCCGCCGGCGCGGTGTTCACCGGTACCGGTGCGCACCTCGATCGCATCATGCGCGACCAGCTCTACGGCCTGAAAACCGTCAAGACCATCGACTACATCGGCTACAGCAAGGAACACAGCTGCTACGTGTTCGGCGACCTGGCCGTGCGCGGTGGCGTGCTCGAGCAGGCCAACAAGGAGGACTATTTCGAGTTCAAACAGCTGCGTTTGAAGACGCTGCAGAAGTCGATCCGTCTGGAAATCGCCCGTACCGACGAGGGCTACCGCGCCGAGTGGCTCGAATGGCTGTGGACCTGTTTCGGCACCCAGGGCATCGTCGCGCTGGCGTTCTGGTTCGGCTCGCTGTTCGCCGAGCAGATCCGCGACGAGTATCAGAGCTTCCCCTTCCTCGAAGTAACGGGCGAGGCGGGCGCCGGCAAGTCGACGCTGCTGATGTTCCTCTGGAAGCTGTTCGGGCGCCCGGACGAAGAGGGTAAGGACCCTTCGAAAATGTCCAAGGCCGGCCTGCGCCGCTGGATGGGGCAGGTATCCGGCATGCCGCTGGTACTGCTCGAGGCCGACCGCAGCGACAACGACCGCGGCGCCGCCAAGGCATACGACTGGGACGAGCTGAAACCCCTGTTCAACGGCGGCACCCTGGGCGTGACCGGCGTGAAGACCGCCGGCAACGAGACCTACGAGCCGCCGTTCCGCGGCACCATTGTGATCAGCCAGAACGCCACAGTGATGGCCAGCGAGGCGATCCTCACCCGTATCGTCAAGCTGCACTTCGTGCGCCCCGAGGTAACGTCCGCCAGCCGCGCAGCGGCGGACAACCTCAACCACCTGAGCGCGATGGACGTCAGCCACTTCCTGCTGATGGCCGCCCGCGCCGAGGGCAAGGTGCTGGAGACCTTCCGCGCCCAGGTGAAGGTGCACGAGCAGGCCCTGCGCGAGCTGAAAGAGATCCGCATCGAGCGAATCATCAAGAACCACGCGCAGCTGCTCGCCCTGGTCGACTGCCTGCGGCTGATCATTCCGCTCACCGATCGGCAGCACGCCGGCGCCCAGCGCGAGCTGGTGGCCATGGCGCTGGCACGCCAGACCGCCGTCAACGCCGACCCGGCCGAGGTGGCCGAGTTCTGGGAGGCCTTCGACTACCTGCAGGGCCTGAGCGAGGACCCGGTGGTCGACCACTCGAAGAAGCCGGACGTCATCGCCGTGAACCTCAACGAGTTCTGCGAGCGCGCCGCCGAGCACCGCCAGAAGATCGCCGACATCGGCACGCTGCGCACCCTGCTACCCAACAGCCGCTCGCGCAAATACCTCATGCACAACAAGGGCGTGGACAGCGCCGTGCGCGCGGCCTTCAACCGCCGCAACCACCTCAGCCAGCGCGGCACCACGGTGAAGTGCTGGATCTTCCAGAACCCCGACCCGACCGGGCGCGGCAACGCCTGATCGGTCGAGCAACACCCCAACCCAAGGAGAAGCACCATGCAAAAGCATTTCAGCCTTACCAACGCCATGCGCGAAAAAGTCGCCAACCAACTCACCGTACAGGCGGTCGCCCAGCACGGCCCGCGCATCGCTGCTGACCTCGCCGCGCTCAACGAACAGTACTGGGCAAAGCACCGCGCCGCCGTTGAGGCGCTACCCGGATTGAGCAAGAAGCACTGGCCAGACCTGATATTGGCCGGAGCGGTGACAGCTACAGCGAGCTGCACGCCCAGCTATATGCAGCTGCGCGAGGGCAAGGCCCCGTACGAACAGAAGCTGGTGGCCGTGTACAAGCACCACAAGGAAGACGCTCGCAATGCGCTGGTCGCCCAGGTGCTGGGATCGTCTGCCTTCGAGGGTGTCAGCCGCTACCTGGAGCGTGAGCGTTATGAGGGGCACTGGCTTATCGGCTTGAAGAGCCCGACTGGCGGTGTTCCGCGCCTGCATTACATGGAGCGAATCACCGACCCGGCGCTGGAATCGCTCGCGCTGCTGATCTGCTCCGAGATCGCGGGTGTGATCGACGCGGCGGTGGCGTTCCGCGCCCAGGCGATGGACGTGCTGCTGGCCTGCCGTACCTCTCGCCAGGTTGAAGACCTGTTCCCCGAGGCAGCCAAGCTGCTGCCGCAGCCGGTGAAAAACGAGAAGGCGCTGGCCCCGACCGAGCTGGCGGCCAACGTGCGCAACATGCTCAACCAGGGCGTTCCGCCCGTTGTGGCCCAGGCGTGAGGGTGGCGGCGATGAACCACTACGACGATGACGAACCAGGCCTCAGCCTGCGCGCCCGGCTGGCCATGACCGGCTGGATCGGTACCGGTCTGGCCGGCCTGCTGACCGCGGCTAACCACCTGCCGGACCTGTTCCTGCTGATCGCACGCTGAAAACAAGAAGGCCCCGGTGAGCGGCAACTCACCAGGGCCTGACCAACCCAAGGAGAAGCACCATGCAAGCACATCACACCCAGGGAGGCGGGGCACAGCATAACCCAGCTTGCCACCCGCACCTGATGACCATAGCCGACGTCCCGGAGAAGCTCTGCCGCAAGTGCGGCGACACCTGGCCGGCCGACACCGAGTTTTTCTACCGCCAGGCCGCCAAGTCGGACGGCCTCGGCAGCGTATGCAAGGCCTGCTATGCCGAGACACCCAGCGTTACCGCCCGCAACCGCAACAAGGCTGGCCGCATCAGCTCGGAATGGGAGCGGCTGTTTCAGGAGGAGGTGCGCCATGCGTGAACGCCCGATTTTATTCAACGGAGCGATGGCTCGCGCCATCGTAGATGGCCGGAAAACCGTGACGCGACGAGTCATGAAGCATCAGCCACACGACGGGGCGAGCGTTACCGTCGAGCGCTACCACCAAGCAATGGTCGACCGGCGTGGCGAGCAACAGCCGGGGCCTGAGGTCTTCGGAGCATGGTGGAGCGATGGCGAGTGTTCGTGCGTTTGTCCCTTCGGCCAGCCCGGCGACCGCCTGTGGGTGCGCGAGTCGTGGCAGTTACATGAGAAATTCACGGACAACTGCGTCGTGGTCTACAAGGCCAATGAGCGCAACTCATGGACCGAGTTTCACAGGCGCTTTCCGGTCGAGGTCGCCCGCGGCGTGCCTGAGAGGCCTTTTCAAACCCACGGCTTCCGGCCGAGCATCCACATGCCGCGCTGGGCTTGCCGCATCCTGCTGGAAATCGTCAACGTGCGTGTCGAGCGGCTGCAGGCCATCACCTATGAGCAGGCCGTAGCGGAGGGCGTGTTCCGCGAGCAGCGCGTATGGACAGCAACGGACGAGGGCGGCGCCTGCCACACATACCCCGAACCCGCGTTCCGCGACCTTTGGATTTCAACCGGCGGCGATTGGGACGCCAACCCTTGGGTCTGGGTTGTTGAGTTCAAGCGCTTGGAGGTGGCCGATGCCCGTTGAAATCCGCACCCGATTCGCTGGCATGACCTACGTTGCCACCGTGCGCGGCGAGAAACGTACCGCCTGCAACACCATCGGCGCCCGACAGGCCGCCGAAGCCATGGCCCGCAAGCTGGGCCTAGATCCAGCCAAGCTCCGCGAGACCCAGCGCGACCTGCTGCGCAATGGGGTGGAGTTGTTCGTGCATCCGGAAACGCCGAAGGCGAAGGAGGTGAGCCATGGCTGACCACGCGCAAGCCCAGCCGGACCTTTTTTCGATAGCGAACCTGGCTTCGGCTGACTGTATGCCCCAGGCCCCTGCGCTCATCGCCCACCAGTGGCCATATCCAGGCTTGAGCGGTGAGGACTGTGCGCGCTCTTCGCTCGCGCAATCGTCGCAGTTCGTGGAGGTCATCGCCCTGACGATCAAGCGCCAGAGCGTGGAGTTGATAACGGACGCTGAGGTTAAGGCCCTGCTACCGGCAGACTGGAAACACATCCTCGGCCGTTGGATACATGCAACGCTGGCCCAGTGGCAGGGTGAGCTGCATGGCATTCGCGTGGAGTACGTCAGCCACGGCGATGACGGACACCACTGGCAGTACCGTTTAGCTCATGAAGGCGCGCGCTAAGGCTGGTTAACCTAGAAATCTGACCAACCAATTCGAGGCCCGGCAACGGGCCTCACGCTTTAGCGGGACATAGACTCCGCCGATTTCCATCAGGTGACTACGACCATGCACGAAGGCGTCGAGGTGCGCGGCAATTCGCTGCGCGTCTATTTTCGGTACCAGGGTGAGCTGTGCCGTGAGCCGTTCCCAGGGGATGCCTCGCCGGCGAACATCGAGCAGGCCAGCCGGCTGGCTGGGCTGATCCGGCACGAGATCAAACACGGCACGTTCAGCTATGCCCGTCACTTCCCCCATTCGGTGAAGGTGAAGACCAACACCTTCGGCCACTTCATTGACCTGTGGCTGAACATCAAGCGCAACGAGGTGGCGCCGTCCGGATTCAGGGTTTACGAGGGCAGGGCGGAGCTGCACATCCGCCCGAAGTGGGGGGCGCTGCAGGCCGATCAGATCGATCACCTGGACCTGCAGGAGTGGGTCCAGGCAGAGCTGATGCCGAAGCTGCACAACAAGACCATCAACGAGATCATCGCCCTGGTGCGGCAGATCTTCCGGCTGTACCGGATGCGCAACCGGATGGCCCACGACCCCACCGAGGGGCTGCGGGTGCGGGTGCCCGATCGGGACGATCCGGATCCGTTCGACCGCAAGGAGATCGATGCCATCCTCTCGACGGAGACCGCGCGCGAGCAGGAGCGCAACCTGGCGCAGTTCATGATCTGGGCGGGTCCACGCGTGTCGGAGGCGATCTCGCTGGCCTGGGAGGATGTGGTCGACCTGGACAAGGGCATCGTCCGCTTCCAGCGTTCCCAGGTGCGCGGCCACTACAAGGTGACGAAGACGCGGCGCTCGGTGCGCGAGGTGAAGCTGCTGCGGCCGGCGCGCGAGGCGCTGCAGGCGCAGGCGGAGTTGACCCGCGATCTGGAGCCGGTACTGGTGGACGTCACCGAGCGGGACAACAAGACGGTGCGCGTGCGCAAGCTGCGCTTCGTTTTTCACAATTCCAGCACCGGCGCGGCGCATACCAGTTCGGACATGCTGCTCAAGGGCTTCTGGCGACCACAACTGAAAGCGGCCGGTGTGCGCTTTCGTGGCCCGAACAACTGCAGGCACACATTTGCCAGTCAGCTACTCACCACCGGCGCAGTACCGCTCGAGTGGATCGCCGACCAGATGGGGCACACATCCACCGACATGATCCGCAAGCACTACGGCAAGTGGATCAACGACGACGGACCGGACATGGTCGGCATCCTCGAGCACGCGCTCAAGCTCTGA